CATCCACCAAGTCAAAGAATAGGTCGGGTCACCATCAGGGTAAATTGGGTATGGGTCGCCATAGGTACGCATACCACTGGGACAGATTTGTACCTTGTTTGCGTAAGCCTGCATGATTCGGGTGTCATTTCCTTGATATATTTCCGGCATCAGGCTCGACGTGTAGTTGATGGCCCCGACAGCGATCTGCAGGTAACGCAGTCCGTTGATGCTGATAATTTGACATTCAAACGGAGATGGGCGAGCCCCGGTACCTACGGCGGTTACCAACTGCTCAGGCAAAGAAGAAAAGTTTAAAGCTAACTGTGGAGCAAAGACTAGCGCGTCGCCGATGGGCGGAGTCCATGGCGTGTCGATGTTAAGCGACGTGCCCTGGCTGGACGATGCGAACGTATAACCGTTACCGGGTTGGATGGTCATGACTTAGATGTTAGCGTAAACTGAAGAGTGCCAGCCAACGGCCGAATAGCGGATTTCGTACATTACTTTATATAGTGATCCAAACTCTTCGACGTTTGCTTGCGATAAAAGGTTCATATTCCCTCCTCCGCTGCCAACACCAACAGGAGCCCACGCAGGAAGTAATTGATATATGCCCCAAGAGTTTGTGGATGTTGCACTATTAAGCAGCGCAAGAAGAGCTTGAACATCTCCTAAAAGTTTTGTATACATAACTCCCGAGTAGCTTGTAGTCCTACTTAGGTAATTGTTCTTGCCGTAAAAATTAGGATAGGCCGGGTTCACAAAGCCAATGAAACGTCCACCTGTTGAGCTCTCAAAGCAAGCGCCATTGTTTCCGACATAGGACTGTTTCTTGGAGATGATAACCGTATTGAGATTAACAATTTGAGTGACGTAGTCGGCTGGATTTTTAATCTCCACTAAGGGCCCGAGGTCGGACTGAGTGTAACTTGTGCCGGCAATGGGTCCGGTCGTAAAGCCACCTGCTGCCGTAAAGAAGTTTGGGTGAGCGGAAATGTTTTCAGTCGTCAGGCCGTTAGCCGAGGAGGTGTTTGGCTTAGTTCGATTGCCACTATTAAAAGCCGTATCAATGCCGACATAGTCAACAGTAAGCGTTCCAATGTTTAATGAGTCCCAACTGACTTTCCACTTGTCGAGTTTAAGGTATGAGTAAGCTGTATCCGGGTGGGGGTTGCCTTTAGTAACGAAAGTATCGATTTCGAAGGTAGTGTCTATTTTAAAGACGGTCGTAGACGTGTTTAGGCCGAAGCCGTCAGCCGTTACTGTCCAGCCTGGTTGTAGCAGGGCGGTGGTTAAATCGTTGCCGTTAATTACAATAGCCATGAGTTAGTTATGATCAGTTGGTAAATTATTTGCCTCTAAGCATAGAGGAGCGAGAAGGACTAGAGTCAGTCGATTTCGTGTAATCGACCGGGACGCCAAGACCCAAATCAGTACGGGCAATCGCTTCAAGCAGGGCGGTCTGCTTGCGAGATTCTTCAAGCTGCAAGGTCATGGCTTCCATGACCGGGTTAGCGCCAACGCCGACGACATTCGAGAAACCTTCGGGGCCTTTAAAGCTTGTGCCTTTGGCTTTGTCTGCATCGTCGTTTGCCTTTTGGGCGGCCGTTTGAGCCTTTATTGTATCGGCGGCATTTACGCCAGCTTCAGGGTTATTCTTCATGTCCTGATCGATGAGGTCTTGAACTTGTTTCTGAGCGATTAAGTCTTTAGCTGGATCCTTTGCACCAAAAAGAATGCTACGACCAAAATAACCGGCTCGTTCACCTGCTTCAATAGTTATTTGTTTTCCTCTTGGGTCTTCTTGCAAAAATTCTCTGGTTGTTTGTTCGCGCTTAAGTTTTGCTTGTTCAGGGTCTTTCTTGGCTTGAGCCTCATTATTTCGTTTATTAGCCCAATATCTATCCTCAGCGGACATTAATTCATTAGTGCCATCAATAGCGGCTTGATTAGCATCATCTTGCTTCTGCTGATTTTCTGCAATCTTATTACCAATAAACGCAATAACAGCGCCAACAAGCGCCATTGGTCCAAGGTATGATAGGAAAATAGATTGAAACGAGTTGCCAAACTTATTGCCAATACCTTCGATTTGTGCATTAAAACTTTTTACAGCGTTTTTTGCACGCTCCATCGCCTCGGGGACATCCGAGGTCGTCTTTACATTGACTGTCAAATCTTGGGACATTGCTTAAGGGGTTACCTTTGCAGGATTGGAAGCGGGCGCTGCGGCATCCTTGGCTTCTTCTTCGGCCATGAAGGCTTCCTCTTCGGGCGACATGATCGCCACGTCTGCACCCTTGGAGATAGCCAGGGCGGAGTTAAGCCAGATGGCCTGGCACTCCGGCATCTCCCATGCGCGCTTTTCTTCAATGCCGTTAGTGATAAGGTTTGCGACGATACTCAACGGCCAAGGCACGCCCTTGCTCCCACCGCTGGTCTTCTTAGTTTGCTGCCAAAACTTTGGCCAGTCATGCACAAGAATATAGCCTGAAAAGGCTTTGAGCAGTTGCTCAAACTTTGCAGGGCGGCGGGATAGATTCAGCATCCTCATCTGATCGCGCCAGCCTATGTCGCCCAGGGGTTCCTCAGCGCATACTTGGCAGGCAAATATAAGGTCGGCAGGAGTGATGCCGCGAGAGCCGGTCACCAGCGGCGAGTCGAAGGCCATTAGGCGCACCCGGTACTTAAGACACCAAGGATAAAGGGAACGACCCAACAGCTTAAAAGGTGCTGGGTCGATAAAGGCGTCAAGGAACCGTTTGTCCATGCCGCCTAGTGTAGCCCACTTGGGGCTAAGTCAATTAGGCAGGTGTGATGCCTTCGTAATCGATAGCCGTGATAGAGACTGAGGTAAAACCTTTGTTCTGGCCCTTGTCGTCAATCTTGGTAATCGTGCCCGTGAACGAAACCGAAGCCGAGCCTGATGGGTAAGCCGAAGCAGTGTTAAGCGTAAAACTAAGGGTTGCGCCGAGGACCGGGATAGTTGCGGTTTTTGCAATGCCTTCCACGGTCAACTCCGATTTGCGATCGTCGAGGCGGTGAGTCTTGGTCAGGCCCGTCTCATCGACCACTGTTGCTTCAGCGTTGAAGGAGGACGAGAGGCTGTAGGACTGGACGAAAAGGTTGCCGAACGTACCGTTGGCAATTCCGTAGATACAGGTAGTTCCGTTAGAGATGGCGGCCATTTGAATATGCTCGGTTTGGTAACCTTACGCGGGGAAGACGGTCAAGATGTCGAAGCTGAACGCAGTCGCCCAGGAGCGCTCATCGATACCCTCGTCTTCGGACTGCATGGTCACGTCATAGCAGGTCGCGTCGCCGGTGGCCGTGAAGGCCGCCTTGATGGAGGTCAGGTCACGCATATTGCCGGACAAAGCGGCACAACGAAGGCGGTGATCGGCAAGGGTCGTGTCGTCGGCGTTAGAGAAGAGCGTGATGCGAACCGAGCAGCTGAAGTTGCCTTCGCCCTCCGGTAGGTCGGACGGTGCCCGGGCGGCTTCGCAGAGTACCACGGCCTTGGGCAGGGTCTGCGTGGCGTTGTTGTCCCCGGTCAGGAACGTGACGGTGGTCAGCCCAGTCTGGGTCGAGAGGTAAGTTGCGACGGTGGATTCCACGATGTGCCTGATACTTTTCGTTCCCATTGTACCATTGCCGTCTTTGGTAGGGAAAGGGGCTTGACTGACGGGGCAGGGGGTGGCTTACTCGGGTCGTTCCACTAATGCTCTGCCCACAGGACCCAGTCTTAGCCGCCTTCTTCGCCATATTCGAGGATATGGTTCCGCGTCAGCCTAAGACCCGCACGCCCAAGGCCCGACACGGAGCCATGCTGGCCCGCCTGTATGCCGGCGAGGCGCCCGCGTCCTATGTCTGCGAGCCCAAGGTCGACGGCCTACGCGTCCTGATCACTGCGGACCTGTCCACCCGCAACGTCCGCTTTGAGACCCGCAACGGCAACCCTATGCCCTCCCTCGACCATCTGGCCGACGAGGTACTCGACCTCCTGACTGGCAAGGCTGGCGTCTGGTCTCTCGATGGCGAGGCCGTATCCGGTAAGTCGTTCTTTACTTCGGTCGGCGCCCTTCGCTCTGACCGCTCTGCCAACGATGCCCGAGTCTGGCTGTTCGACCTTCCCTCCGTGTATGGCGATTACAGCACCCGCCGTGCTTCTCTGGAGGCTTTGTTTGCCCAGTCCTACCCTACCTCCCTCCTGCTCATCCCGAGCGTCTCCTGCACCCCAGAGGAAGCCTTTGTCCGCTTTACCTCCGAGGGCTTTGAGGGTGCCATGGTGAAGGACACGACCGCCGGCTACTCTTACGGCATCCGCTCCAGGGCTTGGCTTAAGGTCAAGGACGTCGACACTACTGACGCCGAGATTGTGGACGTGGTCGAAGGCACGGGCAAGTGCGCTGGGATGGCAGGCCATATCGTCGTGCGCTGCGGGCGTCGCCTAGTCAGCGTCGGAACGGGCATGGACAACGCCACTCGCTCTACCTTGCTCGCCGATCGCTCTCAGCTTATCGGCCAGACCGCCGAGGTAGACTTCCAGATGAAGACCCCACAAGGTTCCCTGCGTCACCCGGTGTTTGTCCGAGTGCGCGGGGACAAGTGATCAGAGGCCCATCTTCCGCTTGGTGCGGGCGATGTGTTGATTCAGGTCGGCCTCCATCTGCTTGACGCGGTTGCCTAGGGCTAAGGCCATAGTGTCAGCCTTTACCGCGATGGCGTTGATATTACCGATAAAGTTCTGAATGGTTACCTGTGCATTTTTGTCGGTATAGGTGGCCGTGGCCTGACCCGACCCGCCGTGACGGGCAATCCATCCGGCATTCCGCAGCTTGGCACCGAAGTTACCGCTGGCGACATTGGCACGCATCGGCTTTGGGATCATGTTCAGCGCACGAAGCCAGCCAGCCTTCGTCCGACCGACGGCGGCCTGACGTTCCTTGATATAGGCATCAAGCTCTTGTTTCGACTCAACCAAGAGACGCGGTTCGCCAATATGCTGGTCCCTGCCGATACGTCCGCCGAACTTTGCTTTGACGCGGTTGTGATGTGAGCGCAGGTCTTTTGCGTATTCAAAGCCGTACTCATTTGTTTTAAGCGGGACGCGTGCAAGGTAGTTCTTGGCCTTCAAGAACGCCCTGTCATAGTTCTGGTCGTTCAAGATTTTAGTCATGATTGGCGAGAAGCGGAGAGTCTCGATGCGGGACCTTTTAATAATCTTATCAAAAAGCGGGCGATTGTTGGTCTGGGTGGCGTGAGCTAGGTTCTGGAAGACGATTGCCTTCTGGCTGCTGATGTTACGGTCGCCTACTGCGATAAAGATTTTACGGATGTCCCCGGCTACGGCGCCTTCTCCGGCAGCCTTGGCATCCTTTGACAAACCTTGGCCCCCACCCTTGGGCATCCCTGGCGTAAAGGTCGCCATGTCGGCGCAGATAAGCATGGCCTGTTTTGCCACCATGCTCTGAGCATCCATGCCAATTTCCTTGGCTACCCTTGTCAGCTGCGCGTTGAACTCGGACAGCGACTTAGGCGGGATGTTAACCGTCACCACGGCTTTACTGGTTGTCGTCGATGACGACGAGCGTGATCCATGCCGAACCGGGCTTGTAGGTCTGGGTCGTGATGCGGACGGTCTTCCCGCCAGTGACGATTTTCTTGCCCTGGCCTAAGCTGGCGATGGGGACACCTGCCGACAGTAGGGCCGCCGATGACCCCGTAGACCCATCTGGGAGGGTCCAGGAGGCCGTTACGGCTGGCATCCTGACCGAGTACTGGGTCCGCTCACAATACCCCCCTGCTTCGAGGACGGTCATGACGGCGGGGTCAGAGATGAGGCACTGGAAGGTAATGGCCCCAGAGTTGGCGGTTCCGGCCACGCCGAAGTCCGCGATCATCTCTTTTGCGTCAGCGAGAAAGTCAGCGTAGAGGCTCATCCTATCAATGCCCCGTTTGGGAACTAGGCACAAAAAAGGGGCCCATTACTGAGCCCCTTAAGTTCGTAGCCTTGGCCGCTATTAAGCGGTCTTGAGGCGGACGAGGGAGGTAGCGCGACCGACAGCGCAACCGAAGAGCAGCGTGGCGGTGACGTTCATGAAGCCTGACTGCTCCATGCCAACGAGCACCTGAACACCGAGGCCCGTGTTGGCGTCCGTAGCGTTCGAGAGATCGAAGCCGGGGATGCCTTCGGAATCTGGGAGGGCCGAGGCAAACGCGATTGCGTCTGGGCCTGCCACAAATCCTGCCAAGTTTTCGGAGTTGGTAGCGAGGTTGGCAAACTGGTAGACGCG